AAAACCTCTACAACCTATTAAAAAAATTAGATAAATAAAATCTGTAGTGTCGAAAACAAAACCAACTTCTAATGATTTCAGTATGTTACAAAAAATTTTGACAAACTTGGGTTATAGTTTTTACCGGAACTCAGTTATCTGAAAGTGTGGAGTCTTGTTTTGAACAAATTCATGATTTGTTGTTTGGCTAAATTGGAGGTATAGTAGATGATTTACACCAATATAACCCACCTAGCCTGCAAGGACGCCCCACCAGGAAATATATCAGGTATGTGTGTCCTGTGTGGGACCATGACCGAGTTGTTTGATCCCGAGTTCGACAAGCTGGGTGCATCAAACATAGATGGTGTGTTGTCGTGGAGATATAGATACCATGTCGATTGAGATAGCTATTGGCATTTTAACTGTATCGGGTAGAGAGAAATATTTAAACAAAACCCTAAGCATGCTGAACGAAAACTTGGTTGTTTTTAAGGATATTAAACCGCTTATGAGAGCGCATGTATATGCATTAAGAGCCTTGTCTTGTACAGCACATAGGCAAAAAATCCACTGTTGGACATCCATGGCTTGTAGCTGGACGACCGCGACAAACCCCCAATTTTTTAGGGTGCGATATGGACGCATATGCTTACGTATATGATTTACTTGTTTCTAATAGGAGATCAAACCAATGCTAGAACTAAATATTCACATTGACGGCATAGACGATGTGATAGCTGCATTATCGCCACGGCAGTTAAACACGATTGCAACTCGCACACTTAACCGGAGTGCTCGCGTTGCAAAAACAGAAGGATCAAGGGCTATTAGAGAAACATACAATATTAAGGCGAAAGACATTAACAAGGCTGTATCAATAACCGCAGCCCATACTGGAGATAACAAAGTAACGTTGCTTGTGAAGGGGGATAGATTGCCCTTCAAATACTTTGGCGCACGGCAGACGAAGCGTGGAGTTACGTTCATGATCAAGAAGAGTAAGGGGCGAGGACGATTGCGTCATGCATTTATTGGTGGTTGGATTCCAGTGCGAACAAGAAAACGAGGCTATAGAATGGTTTATGTTGGAGAGCTGCTGGGTGGTCACGTATATATGCGTGCTGGCAAGAAGCGCCTGCCAATCAAGAAGCTGATGACGCACCTTTCTATTCCCGGGCTGTTTCAACGCTATTTCCCAAGAATAAGCAAAAAAGTTACTGAATTCTGGGAAACTGAATTTCCTCGGCTGATGAAGTTGGCATGGGAGAAAAAGATTCGATTCTAAATGCGGGTCCTTCCTGGAAGGTGAGCTGGTGCGGCACGGTCGGGCGCGATTTTCGAACGATATTGGCACGATTTTTGACTGGGCAGAGCATAAAGGGGCGTATATCTGGGAGGTATCATGAACGATATACGGGTGTCAGTATACAAGGCGGCGCAATTATGCGGGGTATCTAGGAATAAAATATTGAGGTTCATTCGTGAGGGCCTGGTCAAGAGGGGGAAAGACAACAAGATATCCCTTCTGGAAGTCCAGGCAGCACTCAAGGCAGAGGAAGAGCTTCAGTTTAAGTCTGATTCTGAAGACCTCAACGCTCGGATGAAGCGAGCACTGGTGATATATCGTGAGGAAAAAGCCAAGCTGACGCAGATCAAGCGGATGCAGGAAGAAGGTCGGCTTGTGGACCGTGACGAAGTAAGGCGCATGCTGTCGGAGTTGGGCTTAGCGATGAGAAATAAGCTTCTAGGTTGGGGTAACAAACTGCCACCACTTCTGGAAAAGAAAGGGCGCGCCAAGATAGCCGAGATTCTTGAGGCTGAGATCAGAGAGCTTCTGGAGGAACTGTCGAGTGAAGGCCAGGCATGATCTTATCCGTGCTTTTTACAGCGCATTGAAACCACCGCCACCCATAACAGTGTCGGAATGGGCGGCTAGCAACCGGATTATTCCACCTCACAAGTCTGCGGAACCGGGGCGCTGGCGCAACGAGCGGACGCCTTACCTTGTCAAGATCATGGATTCTTTCAACGATCCCCGGGCAGAACGGATTATCTTCTGCAGTGCCACGCAGGTGGGCAAAACACAAGCAATCCTGAATATGCTTGGCTACTTGATAGACTGCGACCCCGACACTGCCATGATTGTATATCCCACCGAAGATACAGGGCGGGATGTGTTTAGAGATTTTATTGATCCGATGATAAACGCATGTCCTGCGTTAGCCGAGAAAAAACCGTCGTCAATGAATGACTACACCTTATCTCGCATAGCAATGAAAGGGGGCGCTACAATCTTTCTCGCATGGGCTAACTCTCCAGCCAGCCTTGCCAGCAAGCCGGTCCGTTATCTATTCCTAGACGAGGTGGACAAATACCCTGTTACCCTGGGCAGGGAAGCTAATCCTATTGAGCTGGCCAAGGAACGTACCAGCACATTCTGGAACAGAAAGATTGTGATTGTCTCTACTCCTACGATTGAGGGTGGGCCAATCTGGCAGGAGATGAAATATGCTGACAAAAAGTTTGAATATCTTGTTCCATGCCCACATTGTATGCACAGACAGAAGCTGATTTTCGAGCAGATTAAGTGGAGCAATGAAAGCGGCTTGTTTGTAGAAGCGGAACGCACGGCATACTACGAATGCGAGAAGTGCAAAAAGGCTATATATGACCATCACAAACCGTGGATGTTGGAAAATGGTGGCTGGGTTGCCAATAATCGTGCCAAACGCTATAAGTCCGTAGCATTTCATCTGCCCGGGCTCTACTCCCCATGGCGCACGTTTGGTCAGTTTGTCAGAACCTTTCTTGAAACCAAAAAACGCCCCGAAAAACTTCAAAACTTTGTGAATTCCTGGCTTGCCGAGCCCTGGCGTGATGATTCCTCAAGGATAGATCAAGATGAAGCAATAAACTCGCTTATTTCAAATGTTGACGGCAGGCGTGGCCTTGTAAATGAACAAGCCGTTACACTCACTGCCGGGGTGGATGTACAGGAAGATTGCCTTTACTACGTTGTGAGGGGCTGGGCTCCAGATTTGTCGTCCTGGTTGGTGCTGAAAGGCGTTGTTACGGACTGGGAAATGCTTGAGCGGGTACTGTTTGATGTAGAGTATGAGGATGAGAATGGCAGGTTAATGAAAATTGAGCTTGCTGCAATAGACAGCGGTTACAGGACCGATGAGGTTTATCGTTTCGTTGCTGCTCATTATCCATTTGCGATAGCGATAAAGGGGGCATCGACTGATCTTGGCGGGAAGCCCTTTTCGTTACCTTCCTCTGATTCGAGAAAGCAGCTCGGCGTGGCGGCTCCCTATATAATAAATACCAGATATTTCAAGGACTTTATCTACATGAGACGGCGACTTCCTGCTGGTGAGCCGGGCGCATGGCATATCTATGCTGGAGTGACAGAAGACTATCTTAAGCAAATAACAGCTGAAGTGCGAACGGTCAAAAAAGGTAAGCCTACCTGGCAGAAACGGTCAGAACACGCACAGAATCATTATTGGGATGCAGAGGTTTACGCAGCAGCAGCAGCGGAAATCCTTGGAGTATCACGCAGAACGAAAGCAAAGACACAAAATCAAATATCAGCACAACGGCTACGAACGCCCAGTCGGCAAAAGACATCATGGCTGGGTAACATGAGAGGATGGTTATAATCTTCAAATAGGAGCAGAGATAATGCCTCCACTGCTTGGCACAAAGGAGATCGAAAGTTATGTCAGGGTCTCTTGGAGGACAATTAGGCGTTGGATAGAATATCATGGCTTCCCTGCTAAGAAGATAGATGGGATCTGGATTGCCGAGACTGAAGCGATTGAAGGGTGGTTTAAGGATGTGGTCAAGGGAAAATTTTTGAAAATATCGGAAAATAACAAACAAATTTTGGAAAATTCCTGTCAAATTTTGGAAAATTCCGAAACCTCATAAACCCCACCGTTATAATTCCGCTGATATAGTCTAATAATATCGGCGGAGTATAGATTATGGCCACAACGGATGAGCGCCTGGCGGCAGTCGAGGCCGAAATCGAAAAGGCGCTAACAATCAGCGAAACACAAATAGGTGATGTCCGCGTGCGCAAACAAGCTCTACGGGCCTTGCTGGAGTATGAAGACAGGATGCTGGCACGCAAGGCTCGAGAAAATTACGAACCACGTGTCTACGTGAGGTTTAATTTCACGAAATGAACATTTTCCAACGCATAGGTCGTTTTATCAGGTCACTCTTTAATTTCAGACAGCGCTGGTACAAAGCAGCCAGCAAAGATCGCAAGTCCGCACACTGGATAACCCAAGAGCAAACCCCTAACGCCTCACTATCTGAAGTTGGCACAATCCGTGCTCGCTCAAACTATCTCTACTGGAACGATCCGTTTATACGCGGCGCTGTTGATATGCTGATAAACCGCATGATTGGCGCAGGCAGCGTCCCGCAGGCTCGAACAGACAACGAGGCTTTTAACACACAGATTGAAAACGTTTTTCGCTCCTGGTGCGAAAATGCAGACTATCACGGCCAGATGCACTTTTCCGAAATAGAACGGTTCATTATGCAGCGCCTTTTTCTGGACGGGGGTGCTTTTGTAAAGATTGTGGTGGACAACCGCAGGAAGAACCCCTTTTGCTTAGAGGTCATTGAATACAACAGGCTTGCTCCAGAGGGCACTCCTTTGGGCAGAAACCAGAACATTCATGGTGTAGAGATCGATTCCACAGGCCGTGTTGTTGCGTATCATTTCTATAGCAATGCTGCTGATGTTTCGGGAGATAGCACAACAAGGCGTGTCCCAGCCGATAGCGTGATACATTTCTCTCCTTTTAGGCGCCCGGGCCAGCTCCTGGGCGTCCCCCTCCTTGCACCGTGCATACCTTATGCCATGCACCTTGCTGAAATTCTCGAGGCTGAGCTGATCGCCAAAAAAGTTGAGGCCTGCTTTGGCCTCGCAATCAGAACAACGGATATGCTTGGCAGAATGCAACATACAACAACGACCGAAAATGGCACCCGTGAAATAGAGATAGCCCCGGGCATGGTAGAGTTCTTGGCACCAGGCGAGGAAGTGGAAGTCATTGACCCCAAAAGGCCGGGTCGGAGCTTCAGGGAGTTTGTATATTTTGTCCTTGAAGGTGTTGCAAGGGGGCTGGGCCTTAGTCTTGAGCAAATCACAGGGGACAAGTCAGAAGTCAATTATTCCAGCGCAAGACACAGCGAGCTGGAACTTCGTGATCATATAAAACCATTCCTTGCGGCTGACGAGCGGTATTTCCTCTGCCCTGTGTGGCGTATGTTGGTCGATTATTCAATCCTTGCCGGTCTTGTAAAAGCTCCAGGGTTCGTTGCCTCTCCGGAAAACTACTACAAACACGAATGGATACACAAAGGGCACGATTGGGTAGACCCACAGAAAGAGATCAACGCAAAGATCAACGAGCTCCTGATTGGCGCAACGACGCTTTCTGAAATCTGCGCACAAAAGGGCAAAGACTGGCAAGAAGTCATAAAACAACGGGCTCGTGAGAAAGAATTTATTAACTCTCTCGGTCTCAATGATGTGTCGCAGGTCGAAGAATTAAGAAGCATTGTAGGGGGCATATATGGCGATAAAGCTTAACCGTACTGGTTATTCTCATGCCTTGCAGCTCATCGAGCAGGGGAAGATAGATAAGGAAAGCTCCTGGAGCTTCACAGCGGACGATGAAAACGAAATCCTGGGTGATAACAACTGGAGTGAATACAAGAAGTGGTTCCTCGCGGTAGATGATGAGCAAAACGAAGACACAAAGGCACATTACAAGTTTCCATACGGCAAGAATGGCAAAGTCTATCGTCGCGGTGTAATAGCTGCGAAACAAAGGGCTGCGCAGCAGGGATACACAGAGATAGCAGATGCGGCTGACAGGCTTTTGCAGAAAATAGACAAGGACGATGACCGCGACATGCAAAACCTTGAGGACCTGAGGCTGCATCGGACATTCCGAATCGGCACCGACGGGATACTCGACAGTGAAAACATGATTGTCGAGTTGTCGTTTTCCTCCGAGACCCCTGTGGATAGGTGGTTTGGTCGTGAGATTCTACTGCACGACAGAAATGCTGTTGACCTCAGCGCGTTAGTGAACGTGGGTGCGGTGTTGATCAATCATGATCCAGATCAGAGAGCAGCAAAGCCCATAAAGGCATGGATTGATGAAGACGAACGAAAAGGCAAGGCAATTATTCAGTTTGCCAATACGGATTTAGGACGTCAGGCATTCAAAGAAGTGGAGGAGGGTCTGCTCAGAGGCGTTTCGGTCGGTTACAGCATCAGAGAAGTGCTGCGGCTGACTGAGGATGAGGAATGGCGATCATTTAGGGGGCCGGCGTATATAGCCAAGAGGTGGAAAGTGCACGAGATTTCGTTAACACCGATTCCTGCTGATGCCACGGTTGGTGTTGGCAGGACTGAAAACCTGGATATTAGGGGGAATGAAATGAAGGAAGATCGGCATGAATTGCGTGATCAGCAGCAGGATAACGTAACAAATGTGGTTCCAGATGACCAGGATCCCAAGGCACTCGATGAGGTTCTTGAGCAAGAAAGGCAAAAAGAACGGCAGCGAGTTATGGAGATCCGTGCTCTTTGTAAGACACATGGTGTGCGCGATATCGAAGATGAACTCATCGAACGTGGCGTATCAATAGATGAGGCACGGAAAATTATCCTCGACAAGCTGGCCGATAGGTACAAGCCAATAGGCATGGTTGAGGTCGGGGTGGAAGAGCGGGAGAAGGTGAGAAGCGCTATTGTGGACAGCATATTGGTTCGTGGTGGTGTGTTATCCGCAGATGACAACCTGTCGGCAGGATATAATGACTATGTCGGCCGATCACTATTTGACATTGCTAGAGAATGTCTTGATAGGGCTGGCGTCTCGTATAGAGGCTTGTCTAAACTAGAGATCGTTGGCAGAGCCATCACGCACACATCGAGCGATTTCCCGATTATCCTGCAAAACGTAGCCAACAAGGCTCTGATGCAGGGGTTTGAGGCAGAACCTGAAACGTGGCAACAATGGTGCTCGACCGGTTCTGTCGGCGATTTCAATGAACACACGATGGTTAGGGTTGGCGAGTTCGACGACCTTGATGAGGTACCCGAAAGCGCAGAGTATAGGCATGCGCAGGCTATAGCAGAACAGCAAGAGAAATATTCAATTGCAACATACGGCAAGTTATTCAGCATCACAAGGCAGGCAATAATAAATGACTCCACCGCGTTAAATGCCTTAACTGTCATTCCGCGCAATATGGGTGAGGCTGCGAAGCGTAAAATTGGCGACTTAGCGTATAGTGTATTAACGTCTAACCCAACAATGGGTGACGGTAATGCGCTGTTTAGCAGCGCCCATAACAATGTTGCCTCTGCTGGGTCTGAACCAACATCCGATGCCATCAAGGAAGGCATCAAACGCATGATGATGCAGAAGGATATTGGCGGCAAACGTCGCCTGCATATCAGGCCTCAGTTTATTATTGTTCCGGTTGCGTACAGCATGGAAGTTGAGGAATTGCTCAACGCTCAATACATAGACTTCGCACAAGGCAAGCCGAATATACTGCGCAAATATAACCTCACCCCAATTGCCGATGGGCGATTGGATGACGCTGGAACCGCATGGTACCTCGCTGGACCGAAAGGCAAGACGGTAGTCTTGTACTTCCTCGACGGGAAGCAAACGCCAACGCTCGAAAGTAGAGATGGTTGGACAGTAGATGGTGTCGAATACAAGGTGCGTATAGATGTGGGCGCAAAGGCGGTAACCTGGAAAGCGCTGTATAAGAACCCTGGAGCTTAAGTAAGTAAATAACGGAGGTTAATGATATGGCAACAAACTATGTTCAGGATGGCAATGTTCTTGATTTGACAATACCTGATGTAACGTCCGGCTCTCCGGTCGTTGTCGGTAACATTGTCGGTGTCGCCCTTACAGATACGGACAGCGACGGCAATGTTCGTGTAGCGACAACGGGGGTATGGAATCTCAGCGTTAAGGCTGTTGATGGCGCAGGCGACAGCGCGGTTAGCGTTGGGGATTATATTTACTATGTTACGGGCGAGACCCCCTATCTTTCTAAAGAAAACTCGGGGAAGCTGTTCGGTGTTGCCCTTGGAAGTGTGGCAGCTGGGCAAACTGCAACGATACCAGTGAAGCTTGGACGATGATCGTAGAAAAAGAATACTGCAACCAACCGCCAGGTTGTGCGGCACCTCAGATACTTGAAGATATTAGAGAAATCAAAGAGGAGCTACGAGCTCAACGTGCCATGCTGGAGCAGGCTTGCGTAAATGGCAAGCGGGCGGTGTGGCTGGGGGAGAAGGCTCAGGACCTGGAAATGAGGGTTGTTACCAAACGGGAGCTACAGACAATTGTGTTTATTGTCAGTGCAATTGTTTCGTTCATTACTCTGGGGATTAACTTTGTGTTTCAGGTGGTTAGGTGATGGCACTCATAGATGCGGCTGACATCTTTGCTGATCTGGTTGAGGAATTCGGGCTTGGGACAATCACGTACAGGCGTGGCACCACAGAAGTAACCGGTGTTGCAGCAATTCAACTTGATGTTGATGCGAATGATTTAGATGCTCCCGATACCGAATATACAACGAGGTGGTATGTCCCTCTACAAAGCATATCGGCTACGTTTGGCGCCCCGCAACAGCGAGATGAAATAGTCGCAGCAGATGGCACCATTTGGGTGGTTGTAGATTCTACAAACATCACACAGGCAAATGCCTGTGAAGTCTTTTGTGTGCGCAAGGGCAATGTGTAGCCGAGGAGATATACAAAAATGAGCAGGGTAAAGGCATGGCTTTTAAGAATTTTAGGCAGGCTTGGAGAGTTTTTAAGGGCCTTGTTCATAAGGGGCGTGGCAGAGGAGCTGAACGCCATCCTTCCGATTGCCATGGAAGCGGTAAAGACCATGCAGACGACAAACCTTCCGGGGGAGGAGAAGCGAGCACGAGCCGTGAAGATCATAAAATCAAAAATTGCGGACGCACAATGGCAGGTAGCAGCAAGCGTGATCAATCTGGCGATAGAGCTGGCGGTGCAGAAACTCAAGGCCGAAGAGACAGAGAAGAAGTGAGCTCCTATGCTGCTATCATAAACGTGCCGGCACCTCACGGTGTCTTCAATCACGAAAATCTATATTCAGACGAAGACGTAAGGCACATGGCAGTAACGATATATGGTGAGGCAAGAGGCGAACCGCTAGAGGGCCAGGTTGCTGTTGCTTATGTGATCCGCAACCGCGCTGCAACCCGCAAACAGACGATCAGCGAGGTGGTGCATGCGCCGTTTCAGTTTTCCTGCTGGAATCCGTACGATCCTAACCGACAGATCATAGAGCGCATACTGCAGGACTGGGACAGTTCGTTTACAAAATTAAGAATTCTGAGACAGTGCTGGTGGGTAACGGTTGGTGTGCTGTGCGGTCTCCTGCGGGATTGCTCTAACGGGGCAACGCACTACATCACAAAACGTTTGTTTCATTCAGATAAGTGCCCGGGCTGGGCGCATAAGCTGGACATAAAAACGTGCGTTGGTGAGCACATATTCTTAGGGTAACGCGATGGACTATAGTTTTAAGGACTATGAAAATGCGGTCCTGGATGCACTAGCGCCACTATCACAAGAAAATGGCGGATATTTAAAAACCCTGGAGGCGTATTCTGGTGAATTTGGGGGCGAAGAATCACTGGAAAGGTTTTTTATTGCGAACTTTCCGGCAGTCCTGGTGAGAATTGTTGGGGCTGAGTATGAGCCAGCAGACATAGAATGTGACAGGCAGACAGTTACTGTAGAGCTGCTTGTTTGTGCTCGTAGTTATCGCAGTCAGGATAACGAAAGCGAACCTGGCGCCTATGAGATACTGCATGACATACGCAACTTGTTAGTAGATAGCAAGCTAGGGCTTTCTATAAGGCCCGTAATGATAAGAAGCGAACAGGAGCTGGATGGCACGTCGCAATTGGTCTTTTATGTGGCGCAATACATCATCGTCAATGACTGCGTGTAGGAGGCGCAAGTGAAGGTCAGAGTAATATATGACAAACCGAGCTACCATCCCCGATTTGGATACCTGAAGCCCGGGGATGTACTTGAGATACCGGATGACCATCCGATAAGCAGCTCTCAACTATTCGAGGAGGTAAAAGAAGAAAAAGAAGAAGAAGAGACATATTCCGAAGGCCAAGAGGAGGAATAATAAATGAGCGCAATAACCGGCAGGGAAGCGATCATTGCAATAAAAAAAGCCGTCACCTGGCGTACAGCCGTTGCATGTGGTGCCGGAGACGGAATTCTGATCACATCTGAAGGGTTGGGTGCCGTAACGAAAGAAAGTGCACCTGATACTTCTGTAGGGCAAGCTTTCGTAACTCAGCGCCCCGACGTGTTCCAACCCCCGATCTCAGGGGACATTTCCATGAATGGGCGTTTTGTGGGTGCAGATTTGATTTTCGCTCTGGCGATGGGTAGCGTATCTACTGAGCAACCAGACTCAACCAACGCCCCAAACACATACAAGCACACCATCACCATGTCCCCCAATCTTGAAGGCATTATGGCGACCATTGCCATGCTGAAGAAGAGCGACAAAGTTTGGGAAATTCCAACCGCGAAAATACATGGCTTTGAGCTGGCTGGTGAAATAGGCGGCATAGTTACCCTTACCGCAAACGTCCTGGGTAACAAGTTCGACCTGGACAGCACCACCAACACCCCCACGACAATGGCTGATGTTACTGTGCTCGATAAAGAGAACATAATCCTGTTCACTGATGAAGCTGTATTTCGTATGAATGCGCAAAGCGACGCAGCGTTGTCCGATTCAGACAAGATATATCCACGATCTTTCAGGCTGACCTTCGCTCGAAACATGGATACGGACACAAGAGAGGCTGGCTATATTGACATAAGCGAGCCCGTTGAAAGCGACTTTCCGAATGCTACGTTGGAACTTACATTTGATCGATATAACATTGATTCTTTCTTAGAAGCCATTGTTTCAGAAACGCATCAGAAGCTGGACATTTACCTAAAGGGAAACCTAATTGAGGACACTTATTATCATGAGATTCGCATTAGCTGTCCCAATGTGAAAGTTATGTCCGGTGATGCACCGATTGGTGGCCCTGGAAAAATCGGGCACACGGTTACGTTACAGCTCGATGCCTGCGATGCTGCCCCGGCCGGGATGACAGACACGGCTCCTTTCCAGATTGTTGTGCAGAACACCAGAACGGCACTGTAATAAGGAGGTGTTTATGGCCCTTGTTTTGAACCTGGACGAGAAGGTTTTTGATGAAGGTGTCTGGTGCGAATATGAAAAGGGCGCAAAATTCAAGATCAGGCCGATAACCCCCAGAAAATACCGTGAGCTACGCAATAAATGCACAGTGCGCAAGTGGAAAAAGGGGCAGTTGGTTGAAGAGGTGGACGAAGACAAGCTTAATGACCTGGTAAACGATTGGGTTGTCGCAGACTGGGATGGCATTGTGGACGTTTCAGGTCAGCCCATCTCATGCACAAAAGAAAATAAGCGGGTGTTGCTCGACAATTTCACCGATATTGCTGGGTTTGTCAGCGAGATGGCGCTGAAGGTGGCAGAGCAAACGGAGGAGGCAGAGAGAGAAGAAGAAAAAAACTGATTCGGTTTGTCTCGTGGTTCTACACACGGGATGTGACATGCGAGCAATGCGAAATCCTTAAAAAAATGGGTGCAAACAGGCCAACATGCGATGAATGCCGCCCCCAAATAACAGCAAGGGCGGCAGAAGCTTTTGAGCTGTTTCAGCTGTGTCTGCCGTCATTCTCGCCTGAGAGGGGTATTGACTATGCTGCAATAGAAGTGGTGCTCAGGTTGTCAGAGGTAGAAGAAAAAAGCCGTAGGCGCTTGTTCGAGCTGATTCTGTGCTGTTTTGGAGAATTCTTAAAAATGCAAGCCAAAAAACAAATAGATATAAGCACAAAAAAATACTACTACATGGTGCAATAATGGCTTACCAAACCTTAACACTACAGATTAGAGTTGATGACAAAGGCTCTATTGTTCTGGATAAGCTTTCGGGTAAAGTTGACGATATATCCCGCAGGGCAAAAGGTGCTCGTGGTCCGCTAGAAGGTCTAAGCAAACAATTTTCATCGCTTGAAAAAACCGTAAAAGCCGCCGGAGCTGCCTTAGCAGCGTATTTTTCTGTACAAGCGCTTGCAAACGTTTCAAGAGGATTTTTGAATGCCGCCAGCTCAATGGAACGCTATCAGATGGTGCTCGCTTCAGTGCTTCATTCGCAAGCGAAAGCAGCAGAATACATGAAGTGGATAGCACAATTCGCAGCCACCACGCCTTATGAAATCCCTGATATTGTTGAGGCGGTGACACGTCTTGAAGCATATCAGATGGAGGCAAAAAAATACATACAAACTCTGGGCGATGCTGCGGCAGCGCTGGGCAAACCTATTATGGCGGCTGTTGAAATGGTTGCTGATGCTGCACAGGGAGAATTTGAACGGCTGAAGGAATTTGGGCTGCGCTCTGTTGATGTGGCAAAAGCGGCAGGTTTTGAATCCGTAAAGGCAATGACATCTTCACGCGAGAACCTTGCAAAGGGCCTGGATGCTCTAATGCGGTTGCTGGCAGAACGCTATTCCGGTGCTATGCAAACTCTTTCGACCTCGTGGGAAGGGATGATTTCCAATCTCCACGACTACTGGACACAATTTCAGGCGGCAATAATGAATAGTGGTGTGTTCGATTACCTGAAAGCATGGCTTAAGGCAATTCTGGACTGGATCAATACTCTGAAAAGGGAAGGGAAGCTTGACGCATGGGCAAAAAATGTAGCGGTTAAAGTAATAAATGCATTTAAGATAATGTCAAAAGGAGTAGTATGGTTCTATAAGTCTATTTTAGGCTTAAAAGGCGCTTTCTATTTTGTTGAGATAGCTATTACTGCTATTGAAAAGATGTTCTTATCGGCAATCACCAAGATAGTTTCTTACTTTTCTAAAATTCCCAAGGTCGGTGATAAATTTAAACCACCTGGATCCGTGAACGAATATAAGTAAATTATTGACAGAATGAAAGATATTTTTTAGAAAAAATGTGCAATTTCGAAGAGTTAGATTTTACAGATATAAACCACTGATTTTTCA